GGAATCCATTAAAGAAAAATACGGAGATGACTTTTATTACACAGAACGAAGCAGAAAGCATAGATACATTTATTTTCATGGAAACAAAACTCAAAAAAAAGCTATGAACAATTTATTGAAATATGAAGTTGAACCTTATCCAAAAGGAAATTCTCAGAAATACGATTCAGGATCAACAGTAGAAACACAAGGACTTTTGTTTGGATGAGCAAATTTACAAGCACCAATGTGCTGTTCGACAGCTCATAAAATGGCGCAGAATATGGGGTTTAAAGGTTTTTAGAGAGTATTTAAAAAAACATAGGTTTCATGTGAAACTTTTAAGGGACTTTGAAGATCAATGGTTGAAAGGAAATAGAGCTGATGAAAAAGGAGAATGGAAATGAACTTAAATCAACTAAATGAGAACCGAGTGGAGGAAGCTCTAATCAAGCTGTCTATGTCAGATGAGAACCATGCTCGCTGGTATGGTGAACTGAAATACCTTGAGGAAGGTCTAAAACAGGCTGAAAGCCATGCCTTTTTGCTTGCTGAAGGCACAGTTGCTGAAAGAACAGCTATAGCCAAATCTAGCGAAACTTACGCAAAAGCGGTCAAAGCATGGACTGAGGCCCTTACAAATTACAAAAAAATAGACAATGAGCGAAACCATGAGATCCGAATCATTGAGATTTGGAGAACTTTATCAAGTAACAGAAGGCAGGGAAACATTTAATGTCTTTATTTCAAAATTCTTTTGATTTTGGATATTTTAATGGAGAACCTCCTCAAGTGCTTGAAATTAGGCTTCATGATGCAAAAACATTCATTGAAAAATGGCATTACAGCAAATTAGTGCCAGCAGGACACAATATATTTTTTGGGTTGTTTTTAGATAACGATCTATATGCTGTTGCTAATTATGGAATTGGAGTAAATACTTTTCAATCATCTTTTTTATCAAAAGAAACTGGTTTTAATGTTAAAGATGAAAATTTAGTTGAATTAAAAAGATTGTGCAGAAAAGAGCCTAGAAATGACAATTTCCCACTCACTAGATTTTTAAGCATTTGCCACAAAAAACTAAAAAAAATGAATTATGAATATGTAATTTCTTTTAGCGATCCTGAACATAAACATAATGGTGGAATTTATAAAGCGTCAAACTTTAAGCATTTAGGAACAACAAGGCCTGAGATACATTTTATAGGGAAAAATGGCGAATTTATACATAGAAGAATTCCAAGGCATCATCAACTTAAAACTGGATTAACTTTTAAAGAATCCGTAAAAACACTTGGATTAACTGCAAGAGTAACGAAACCGAAAGATAGATGGTTTATCAAAATTTAACAATTAAAAGAGGAAAAATTAAATGAACGATTACGCACTACCATTACTGGTTTTAAGACGATTAACCAAGGATTACGAGGAAGCTATGCTCTTAGGCAACAAAGACAAAGCCTATCAAATTGGCAGCGATCTAGTTGAAATGGCGCTCAAACTACAAGATATAGCACATGAAAATAAAAAAGTTTGACCAAATTCTGCATGACCAATACGATCCTCCAGCTCGTAGAGCTGTATCAGATTGGATCAAGATGAAATGGGGTCTAGAGGCTAAAGATAATCCTGATATTTACGGAACGGATCTGATCGTTTATAGAGATGGTCAAGCTGTAGGCTTTGCAGAAGTAGAAGTAAGGTCTTGGTATCCAAACTGTCCTTTTCCCACAATTCATGTTCCTGTTCGCAAAAAGCATATGCTTGAAGCGCCTAAGACTTTGTTCTTTGCTCTAACGCAAAACATGACTCATGCTTATTGGATTAAAGGTGAACAGGCTTTAAATCATCCTGAATGGCAGATGAAAGACGATACAAAAGATGAGCTTTATTATGATGTTCCGATAAAATTGTTTAAATTCGTGGACTTAACAGAACCTTTTTAATGACCAAAGCTGAAAAACAAAAATACGCTCAACTCGCTAGGCTTGGATGTATTTTGTGTCGGCAGAAGGAAGTCAAAAACATAGACGATTCACCAGTTGAGATCCATCACATAAGGCGCTTTGGTCAAAAGCGTAGTAACTCAGAAGCGATTCCACTTTGTATGTGGCATCACAGGCTTGGAGATAATTCGGTGCATAGCTTAGGACACAAAGGCTTTACTAACTATTGGGGTCTGTCGGAAGAAGATTTATTAGAAAAGACAAAGGAACTACTTGAGTTACGCAAAGAGAACTGACAATAACCATTCAGAAATTGTCAAAACCTTACGACAGTTAGGATGCTCTGTATTTGATACAAGCAGAGTCGCTGGTGGCTTTCCTGATTTGGTTGTTGGAAAAAATAAAGTTACTTGCTTGGTTGAGATCAAAGCTGATGCAAAAGCAAAATACACATCAGCTCAAGAATTGTTTATGATGAACTGGAGAGGATCAACAGTCGTTAGAATTAATGATGTTGATGGTGCAATACGCTTAGTTAAAATGCTTGACAACCATTGTAGTTAAGCGAAAATAAAGCCTCTAATCCCATTTCTATAGGAGAAAAAACATGGGCAAAATGGATTCTATGAAGGGTATTCCTTCAGTAACTGGTGCTAAAGCTCCTGCTGGCGCAACTTCTTCAGATAAAACTGGTGAGCGCATGGGTAAAAAAGATGGTGGTGTAGGCATGGGAATGAAAGATGCTGTTGGAAAAGACAAGCTCTTTAATACTGGTCGCACAGCAGGAATTTGTTACGAGCATAAGCGTGGTGATTGTTCACCTTGCTAAAAAAGCGAAATCCCCTAGCGTGAAGGTTCTAGGGGATCTCTAACCAAGCAACAAATCGGAGATGTTGAATGGCTGATTTAAATTCTAAAGATGGATGTAATTCCTGTATATATTTTCTCTACCAAGAAAATGATTTTATGGGTTTATGCAGACGATTTCCCACTTACCAAAACCGACATGGTTCGGAATGGTGTGGTGAATTTGTTATTGTTCCTCCAAATCCTGTCTTTGAAACAATGGTTCAAGACATTGAGATTGTCGCAATCGAAAAGCGCAAAAAGCTCATGGAAGATGCTTCTTTTGTAGCTCCTAAACCAAAAGGCAGACCAAGAAAGGTTAAAGATGAAACTTAAACCTCTTGGCGATAAGATCGTTGTAAAGCCTCAAGAAAGGCTGAAAAGCTCCATTATTGAAGTCGTAATGTCAGAGCAACCGAATATGGGAACTGTCGTAGCAGTTGGCGAAGGTAAGCTCATCAAAGGTCGCAGACAGGAAATGCCAGTATCTGTAGGCGATTTTGTTCGCTATGGAACTATGGGAACTGACGAATATCTTAAATACTTTGAATACATTGAAGATGGTGAGCGTTATTTAGTAATGAGTTGGCAAGATGTCTGTTTCATACAGGAGGAAGCTCATGCTTGAGATTATTGCAATATTCGGTTTTGGAGTTGTCGTATCGGTTATTTTTGACCAAATTTGGAAGCAACACAGACGAAAGGATCAGGAAATGGCAAAAACTGGCTTGTATTCAAATATTCATGCGAAGCAAGAACGGATCGCAAAACAGAAAGCGGAAGGTAAACCAGTAGAAAGGATGCGTAAAGTAGGAACTAAAGGCGCTCCAACGGCAGCAGCTTTTAAAGCAGCAGCTAAAACAGCGAAGAAGAAATAATATGGCAACCAAAAAACATGACAAACCAATTCCTCGTAAAACGACAGGAAAAGACAAGACCTACAATCCTACAGAAAAGGGAGCTGGTATGACAGCTAAAGGTCGAGCTGAATACAACGCTAAAAACAATGCCAATTTAAAGCCTCCTGCACCTAATCCAAAAACAGAGAAAGATAAGGGTAGAAAAGCCTCTTTTTGTGCAAGGATGGAAGGAGTTGTCAGAAAAGCTAAAGGGCCTGAGAAAAGAGCCAAAGCATCACTAAAGAACTGGAACTGCTAAATGCCTCTTAAAAAATCATCCTCAACCAAAGCATTTCAAACCAACCTTAAAACCGAGCTGAAAGCTGGAAAGCCAAAGGCTCAAGCACTTGCTATTGCTTACTCTGTAAAGCGTGAAGCAAGCAAAAAACCAAGTAAAGGAAAAAAATGAGCATTACGATAAAAGACTTAGAAATCAAAGAAGTAGAATTTATCTTGGCTGCATTATCTAAAGGTGAATACGCTTTAGTTGCTCCTGTCATTGATAAGATCAAAGTTCAAGCTATTCCTCAAGCTCATGCGATTATGCAAGCGGAAGCTGATGCAAAAGCTCAAGAATTGGTAGAGCCAAAAGAGGAATCAAAAGCTGAATGAAAATTGAGCATAGGGCAGTAGAAACCCTAATACCTTACATCAATAACAGCCGTAAGCACTCTGATAGCCAGGTGC